GCCTCACTCATTGTCATTTGACGAACGCCACTCATCATTAAATCTTGAATAGCACTTAATTCATTAGAACTTTCTGCAAGTAGTTCAATTACATCTGTGTCATCATCATATGCCCTACCAATTAGATTACTGGCCATCTTAATCACTTGACGACCTATATACTTTTGCATTAGTATCCTGCTGTGAAAGTGGGTGTGTGCAGTGCTACTAACTAATTGAGTCAACTCAACTATGTAATGCATTCCACCAGATACCTCTAGCTTACCATTAAATCTTAACTGCTCGCATACAGTAAGTAAATCAACAGGTTTCATATCTATTGCCAGCATTGTTATTGCTTCGTAGATAGCCTGATGCTGCTTAGAATAAAAAACATCCTGAGTAGATAAAAGAGTTGTAATATCACTGACTACATCTGTATCAATCATTAATGCGCCTAGCACTACCTGCTCAAGATCTAACGCTTGTGGTGGCAGCTGACCTGTTTCCAACTTTATTAATTTTGAGTTACTATTTGCTTTATTAAAAGCTTTATTATCTACGGCATCCATCATAATGTCATTAATTTTCTAGCAGTTTGCTTTTCAATAGCTGCATCATTGCTAGGTTTCCAATTATTGATTAATCCCAGTAAACGTCCATATAGCTTCTTACCATCGTAATCAATGCCTTCTTTTAACACTGCCGCATCAAAGTGATCTATAACTTTCTTTTCTTGCTGCTTTACATACTTAGGAGCTTTCATCCATGCGCTTTCCCATAAGGTTGGAAAGTTGTTAAGTAGATGTGCGCTGGCAAGATCTGGAATGGCGCTTTTTGGTTCTACCGTTTCTGGGTTGTTTACTTCAATATTATTCAAAGAAGAATTTTCTGTGTCTGCATATAGTTTATTATCTGTGTTTATAATATGTTCCTTATATGAGTTGCCCATATGGGCAAGTGCACTTGCCCCTTTGGGCAAATGCTGCTTACCATTTGGTAATTTGCAATATTGCGCCGTTGGGGTGTACCATTTAGTACGATCTCTATTGTCATTATTATGTTCACCCTCAAGTATATAACCACCTTGAACTAACTTGTTTAAACAGGTGCGCACTTGTTTAATAGATAGCCATTCAAATATGTCTGTCCAAGCCGTAACAGAATTGTAAGTCCAGTACTTATCCTCATGCAAATGCTTATTATTTGCTGCATTTTTAAACACCCAAAACTGAATGTTAGAAAGCATAATGGCAGCATCAGCACCTACCTTTTTTGCGATCTCTACATCAAAGTTCATTTTTACAACACTAGACATGATAAGATGTTTTTTTATGATTACTAACAATAACATCCAACTGACGACCAAAAGTAGTTCCATGCTGCCGCTCGATATCCAGAACAATCTTATTACACATAAGTGGTCCATAAATTACTCCTGCTTCATCCCCACAATCGTAGATGCTTAAATCAGTGCACGACATCAATACATAAGCATAAACATACTTAGCATCACAAACAGTCTCCACGTCTGTAAGTAAAAAAGGATCTACACCATACATATTTGCAATACTATTTTGTGTTGCATTAGGAATTACTTTTATCTTATTAGCCTGGTGTAATGTCTCTGCACATACATGCTCGTATTTAGGAATTTCTAAGGTATATAGATAGCTCATATTTAAGATATTACTGGAGCAAGCGCCCCACATTTTACACATTCATCTACAAATGGTCCGGCATCTAATACACAGTTACCTGGTGGGCATGTTTTACGTTCTAATTCTAATCTATTCATGACTTTCCTTACCACACGGCAATAGTGTTTACTAGCATTCATCTCGCATTTGTTTTACAGTGCTGGTAAGCACTTTTGTTACTTTATTAATTTCTTTAACTACCTGATCAAAGTCACCTCGCTTTTTAAGCGCAGTGATAAGACCAGTCCTACTGCTGTAACCTAGTAGTTTATTATCGATAATTTCTTTATAGGACAACCATCGTTTTTTAAGTACCACGTTTTGATCACGGCGCAAGAGTTCTTGTTCCAGTTGATCATCACTCATTACCAATTCACGCCTAGTAATTACTAGGCCATGAGACTGTAAGTGTGAGATAAGATCTTTTATGTGTACATAACCATCCATTAATCCAGATCGTTATTTTCTTTATCAAAGCGTCTATCCTCCTGGATCACTCGTCCTATGAGAATAAGTATAAACAACACTGCAGCACCTAGCAAGCAAGCACCAATAATCTCATGGCCTGACTGCACCAGGTAAGCTCCATATAAAATAAAAAGGACAATGATTACAGTGACTAGCATTTCTATATCGATCTTCATTTAAATGGATTTAGTGGTAGAGAATTATTTATCTCTTTAAGTTTATCTTGATATACGGCAAGTAGTTTATCCGTTTCATCATCTGTCCATAAATGACTATTTATAAGATGATCTATTCTAGCATTTATAGAATTGCGTTCATTTACTAGCAACACTACTTTTTGAATGGTGTTAATACTTTCCATCTTGCGCGAGATTTTTTACCTCAGTTTCCTGGGGTAGATTAGATTTATAAAATTCTAGTGCTTTTTGCACTTCATCAATCACCTCTTCTTTATGGTTATTACCCACCCAGAAGAATTGTAAAGTTTGCGCCATTTCCCATTCTCTAAAATAATTATTAGACCGCTGGCATATAGCAATAAAGTCTCTGCGCTTTAAAACTCCTAGCTTTAAAAATTCATTTCTCAATTCAAGATTGCGGCCATTATGATATAAAATCTCATTTTGCGGCACAAATTCTATCTTTCTAAAATCGCTCATTTTGTGGCATTGTATTTGTTTTACAATACAAATATATATATAATTGACATATAATTGACACTTTATTCATATAAATTAAATTAAAGTACCTTTGTTAATAGTAAATGGATATAAAATGGATACAATAGAAATTATTAACTACCTAGAAAACAACAATATAACGGCTTACCATGTAAATAAAGAAACGGGGATATCTATAAACACAATAAACGACTTGATAGAAGGCAAAAGAAAACCTAGGAGATCAACCATAGATAACTTGATTAGCTTTCTACAGGAACATCAAAAAAATATGTTAGGTATTAATCAGTTCAAGGAAAATATTGTAAATGAACCAATACAATTATATGGGAATAATATTTCCAATAAAGATCTAATGACCGCGCTTAAAGAAATTGGAAACGCCTTAATTGAAAATGCTAAAACAACCACCAGTTTACTAATTAAAACTTATGATAATACAACAGAAATAATCTCTTATACAAAAGATTTGGACATAGAAAATTTGAAAAAGGTTACTTTTGATGCATCAAACAGATAATAACTTATTTATAAAAATAACTGAAGATGTAATAATTATATCTGTTACTTTTGAAATGCATAAAAAATATAAAAAAAAATGAAAACGATTTATCTTTTATTATTATTGCCTTTTTTAGTTTTATCACAAAATAATTTTGCATCAAATTCTAATAAACTATCCTGGCAAAATGTTTATGAAACAAGTTTAAGCTCCGCTGATTTTTTTAACAGTGTAAAGACAAAAAAGAATTTTATAGACTGCAATTATGACGGCGATATTTTATATGGAACAACACCTTTTATTGATATTATAAAAGATCATTCAGGAATGGTAATATTTGCCAGATATGACATCCAACTTACTTATAAAATAGAATTTAAAGTAGATAAGTATCGTGTCACTATAACAGATTTAGTATGGGATTCTACAGATTTTAATGATACCACTAATTTTGAAGAATTACTTTTAAAAAAAAGAGATGGAACTATAAGAGGCGCAAATAAATATCAAAAATATTTGAAAGCCTTAGATCTTGAACTTACAAAAATCTTCACCTATAAAACACCCGATGGCTGGTAATTATATAGTTTTCGCGAAAGCGGAATTCTATATTTTAATAACTTTTAACTGCGCCTTATCTCTCATTTTCTCAGGATAGGCTTCTTTATAGTAATTGTCCACATCATTACGCCTATGCCCCATAAGCTCACGCAGTAAGTCTCCATCTACGCCTTTATCCTTTGCAGCACTTGCAAAGGTATGCCTGGCACATTTCATAGATATATCCTGACCAGTCACATCTGTAACCTTCACCATTTTTGCGGCTTTTCTCAGATCGCGCCTTGCATTATCTCTCCAAGTTCTATATCCATCCACATCTTTACGCCAGGGGAATAAGTAGGTGCCATTCTTACTGCCATACTCCTTTATAAAAGCCTTGAGCCTAGGAGTCACTAGCAAATCCATGTCACTACCTCTTATCTTAGATCGCTCCAGATACAAGCGGCCTTTTATCACTTGCGATTTTTTAAGGAAATAAAGATCAGTGAGATCACAACCACCTAGTTCAAACAATACCATGAAGGTATCTCTAGCACGTTTTTTAATGCCGGTAAGTTCTACCTGGTCCAGCTTTTTCATTGCTTGTTGATCCAGTCTCTTTTTACGAGCTTCAAAAGATCGCGTGCTTACCTTATGCAATGGCTGCTTAAATGCATTAGAATCTGGAAGGTCATGGTCCATGATCATTTTAAAATAGACCGTTTTAATACGTGACATATAACCCATCGCAGTGGCCTCTTTAAGAAGTGGATCTTCCAGCAGCTTCTCTTGCAATTGTCTTACCCACCATTTAGTCACGCTGCTATAATTCACTTCTTTGTAATACTGCTTTAATTTTACCAGTACAGTATAATATCTTTTTATATGGCCAGCCACACGATTACGTTCCATAAGATCTCCTTTGCGCTCATGGTTTTTCTGGACCAATTCCTTTTTTGAGATGTAATTCTCTAGCCATTCTATCAGTTCTGGATCCTTATCCTGTTCCTGCAATAGGAAATTGAGTACTCTATTAACATCATTTATGCGCTCCAGCTTCACTTGCCGCGCTTTAATCATGATGTCATTCATGTATGGATATAATGTACTAAATTGCGGGTGTGAGCTGCTTATCATTTGCGCTTCTTCATTCCACTGTGCAGGAGTAGCATCACAAATTTTAGTTTGTTTTCTATCTTGCAAGTGCCCTACATGAAGGACCACTGCCTTTTTAGGCTTGATATATTTAAATCTAATCTTCATTTATAGGTTGCATTAAAGTTGCACAAAGGTTGCATTTATAGTTATATAATAGCTATATAAAGGTATAAAGATATAACTATTTGCACCTAATTAAACGCTATAAAACAAGAAAACCATCTATATAAATAGATGGTTTTCAATTAATTAAGCTCTTGTGAGCCCGACAGGATTCGAACCTGTGACCGCCTCCTTAGAAGAAAGAAGTTATATTTTTGCGTAGCCTATGCTATAGTGTAGATGCAAAAAAAAGACATCAATAAAAGTTGCATTTTATTTGCATTTTAATTAAAACCAACATTAGTAATATCATTATCATCCAGCTCTTTTGGTATTAAGTAAGGCCTTAATTCCAGTGCGCCACAAATGCGGTAATAGTTAATTAGTGACATGTCTACCTTACCACTCCAGTAATCAGAAAGCATCGATTGCGATACTCCAGACTTCTTAGCAAGCCAGTATCTGGTGTGTCCATCTTCATCAAGACATTCTTGCCAGTACTTGATAGTTATTTTTTGAGACTGTTTTGCAGCTGCTAGATAATTTGTATTTTTACCCATGAAATGTAATTTTAAATTGCGTTTTAATTAGACGATAAAACGCCAGTGTTGTAGCACTGGCGTTTTTGATTAGTTAATTAAAGAAGCTTTTTGACCACCACCAGCGTTATAAATTTCGATTGCTTTTGCATGACTAAATGTTCTAATTTCAAAACTTTTATAATGAGCAGCTACTTGCTGTAATTCTTTATTTGTAGTCATCACTGTAATTTCTTTTTTAACAGAATTTTTACTTAACGGATTTAAAGCATCCATTCTTCTTTGTGAAATTCTTGTTCTTAACTGACTAAGAGTTACTATTTCGTTACCAGTGTTTTGATTCCAGATGTTGATTTGAGTTTTCATAATGCTTGATTTAAATGTTATTGTTTTAATTAGATATCCAAATATACGCACTACTTAGATATCTCGAACTATAAAAAGCAAACTTTAACACTTTTATTTTTAGGCCATAAAAAAACCACCTCGTTAGAAGTGGTTTTCAAAACTTTATCGTAGTTACCCGTGATTGCTTTGCGTCTTACGCTGCGGCTTTCAATTCTTGATTCCAGTTGCCTGTTATCATCTTCTCACGCCTATATTTTGCGACTTTGCACCTGTCAATACCGTTCGACCCCATTTGCAGGTATAGTGCTGCATCACTTAATGCACGGCGAGTGCTTGTGGAGTCGGGCGGAATCGAACCGCCGTCCAAAGTGCTGCCATCAAAAGCCTAGCAGCGTGTGAAATTTTAAATACGTCTCTTCCTATAATTCCAAAAATAAAATATTAGCCCACCTATGGCAACTACTGCTATGCCAATTAAGGACCATGCTAGGCTGCTCCATCCGTTAGGTTTTTCACTTTCGACTGCGAGATCCTTTTGATCAATAGAAAGATTTTGATTTGCTGATTCCTGATGATCAATGTCTTTTTTAGACAAGTCAATTATTGACAAGCTATCTTTAATAGCTGCTGTTTTTTTTGCTGCAGCTGCTTTGTCAGAAGTCTTGACCTCTTTAAAATTGGTGAAAATTATCGTTTTGCTGCCATTAGTAATACGTTCTTCTATACTTGCTGGCTTAGTGCTATCAGATACTTTTCCTTCAAAGGTGGCGCTTATATCACTTGTTAATTCAGTTGTAAAGTAATCCTTTACAACTGTTTTTTTTACGTCACTTTTTACGGACAGTTTAAGGTCTTTTTTTACGGACACTTCTTCTTTTACAACAGTTTTTTGAAGTGCCTTTTTTCTGGTGCCACATCCTAAGATTAGGAAAACGGCAAATAATAAGATTATTTTTTTCATCATTATTCTTGTATTTTTAAAAGCCACTCTTTGATCGCCATGGCATATTCTTTAGCATCCTTAAAATTTAAAGACTCGCCATTATCTCCAAAAAACGGCTCCAGAATAATAGCGTCACAAGGCATTAAAGAAAGGAATCCAAAACCACGACCACCTTTTGTAACTGTCTTTTCACCTCTATTTTTTACCTTATATTTTTTACTTATAATTTCATTAAATACCTTTCCATATCCTAAAGATCTGGCGTTTCCATGGAATGTCACCGTTTCGGTTCCATTTGCAGTTCCATTAAAGGAATTAAAATGCAGTTCCACAATCAAATCATAATCACAAGGCTTTACCATTTCTTGTAAATCTTGCATCTGGGCAGTGTAACCTCTGGCGTTTGGACGCTTGTAAATATCAGCGACCATAGAAAGGCTTGCTGCAACTTCACAGTGATAAATGTATTCGCTCATCCCTAAATATTTGGAGAAAGCGCCTGGCGACTTGGAGTCGTGTCCGATAACTATTGCTATATTCATCTGCTTTTATTTAATGATTAGTATTTTGATAGGTTTAAGTGTCGCTTTGTTTTCGCTCCTCTTCAAACAAGCTCAGCAAATTCAATGTCTCGATATCCCCGGCATTCATTTTTCTAAGTAGGGGCAATACCGCGCTCATCGTTATTTTAATCCGCTGCAAATCATTCTTTATCACTTGCAGCTCCATTTCATTACTCTTATTCCTTTCCCTTTCTATCTCCAGTTTCTTCATGATTTCTTCGAGCTTAATTTCCCGACCCATGCGCCATTCCTTAAGTGAGTCAGCTATCCATTTGAAAGATGTAATGATTGCCGCCACTCCACCTAGCACTCCTATTAAAATACTGTTGTCTGAGCTTATCATTTCTTTCATTTTGTTATAGTTACGCTTTCGCGAAAGCGGATTTAAAACAGTTTTATAACCATCCATAACAGTGGATGCGATAGAATGATGGCAAGTAATACAACTGCTATTGCACCATATTTGTACAGCGGTAAATAGCTAATGACATGCCCAAAAGCATAAGAATCAATCTGTATAATAGTAGCAAGACGCGGCCTCTCGCTTGATGTCCTTCTTTTTTTTGATAACAAGTACCTCACTGGCCTTATAATTCTAAGCAAACTCACGCGCTTATCATGATGCACTCTAGGATCTCCTAATTCCATCATCACTTTAGAAAGTAATAGATCAGCCAACTTCAAATTTTTCAAGGTGTAGGTGTAATTTATCGCGTCCAAATAGTCGTGCAATACACCAGAGATATCATAATAAAAATCACCTACTTTATGCAGCTCTACGTCACCGCTCGCGCCGTAGTATTGCTCCGGGTGTTTACTAAAATATATAAAGGCATCATTCATTAACCTGATGATAAAACCTTCCATTCCAGCAGTAACCATTTTATCTATAAGAAGTTTTTTATGCTCCTCCAGTGTAGCAGAATCCAGATGTGCAAACGGCTGCTTTGTCCAGGCATCTTTATTGGTAAATCCACCTATAGAGATCTTGGACGCTATGTATTTTAGGATCGATATCATGGGGCTATTATTAATTTTCCAGAGCCCAGTTCAAAAGTGTTGTAACTTTCTGCATCTGCAATAGCTATAATGCCTATACAGTAAATAAGTCTATCAAAAAACCCAGTGATCTCTACAGGTACATTAGGCATCGCAGCACCTATTAAAGAATTCATTTGAGCGGCACTCATTGCCATATTATATTTAACCATTTGATGCGACTTGATCACCTCTTTTTCATAAGGATCCCCTATAGGAGTAACCAAGTCATCGCCATAGTCTTGTACACTTTCAATAACTGCATAATGCTGGCGGTAAGTGATTACCCCGCGAAAACCATCTTCTAAAGGCTTATCCCAAGCGATCTCAATAGTCGCAAAGCGGTCGTCATTTGTATCTGCTACCTTTATAGGCATGGGATTATTTAAAAAGCGTTCTCCTGGTTTATTAAATCGTCCAGCCTGTGCGATCCACTGACTGTAACTTATTGGTTCTGTAGTTTTTATTTTAATTTGTGCCATGATTTTTATATTAGTTCTAAATTATTAAGTCCTTTTTGGTACATTAATCCGATTTGATCAGGTGTCAATTTTGCATTCCAAAAACCTAAACAGTCCATGTTTCCCTTAAAAGCAAAGTTGCTGTTTGTCGTAAATCCAGCCAATCCAATAGTTATATCTTGGGGATATGTTTTCATTATAGTAAAAGAATTTGTGTTTACAACTGAAGTTGTCGCTGCTTCATTAACGTAAATATTAATTCCTAGATTTCCATCATATGTTGCTGTTACCATTTGCCAAGTGTTAAGGTTATAAGCTGCTGTATTAGCAGCTGTTAAGAATCTTGTAACGCCTCCTGATGGTCTATCATCATTAAAAATTAAAAATCTATAACCATCAGTAGAACCGTAAGAAATTTGAAATTCAGCGTTATCAGCTTGATCTCTTTTACTTATAAAGAAATTAAAGTCATTTTCTGTTGTTGGATAAATCCAAAAAGAAATACTAAAAGGTCTGTCATTAGTGCCGTTGCCAAAATCAAAATCAGTTGAATAAGGGATAGTACCATAGCTAGGGTTACCCGTTCCGCTATTAAATTTTGCTGAATGTGTCCCAGCTCTTTTAGGGCTAGTTTGAAAAGCTACATTTGTACCGCTCGCATTGTTTGCAGCTCTTTGATCTAAAAAATTGTTATCAAAACGATAGTAAGTAAAAAGTTTATCTAAAGGAATAATGTTAGCATTCGCTGCACTTGCAGGCATGCAACTAAACATAATCGATGGCTCCAAAAATTCTATACACCATTCTCAATGTACCTATGTCAAAACCTATATAGCGCACCACACAACCACCCTTTGATGGCTCGTCGCTTGCTTTTCTTAATGTGATGACACCGTCTGCAGTGACGTGATTTTTAACCGTCACCTTTGTATCATCGTAAGCAAAAGTTACCGCACAAGTACCGTCAATGAAATGATCGCTGGTAAAGCCGCTTTTCATTAAATTAGGATCATCTTGTAGCGTTACTACAATAGCGTTACTACCCGTGTAAGAAATAGCCGCAAGGTGCAAGCTTTCTTGTAAGGTGTAAGAAGCTCCTATGGTGCTGTTTAGGATGCGGGGTTTTAAAGCCTCTAGGAATTTAAAATTGTCATCCAACTCTGCAAGTGTTAACTTACTTCCCTTTACTAATCTAAGTGTTAATGCTAAACTCATTCTACGTAGTCATTTTGTACGTAGCTTGCCGCTACATAGTTGTTAAAATCATTGGTGTCCAGACCATACTGCTGCACTTTAAATCCTATAAAATGTATGGTATTATCAATTGCCATTAGCTTCTTATGGTGTTGATATCATAACTGTGATTTATGATATAGGTTTGTGTTTCTCCTGGTGGTCGCACACATTGCAATAAATAAGGCGTGTCGTTGCTTATGGTAAAGCTCTGTCCATTACCACTTACAGTGATGCCTTTATCTGCTAGGTCGCTTACCTCAGTGGTATCAAGTGCAACTCCTTCTTTAAGCGTGAGCGGTAATTCTAGGCGATCTGCTTTTCCATTTAGCCAGGCTATTTGAAATACTGCTATAAGGACATCATTTTCATCTATCGCAGTACCTGTGCTAGGTATTCCTGTACGGTCATAACCGGTCATCGTGTGTGTTGTGCCATCAAATGCCACATGAAAAACCAGTGCTGGATCTTCATTAAGATAGGTGGTATAATCAATGGCTTCTTTCATCGCTGTTTTATAAGCTGTAGGAATGTCTCCATATACCGCAAGTTGTGGCGTTGCATTTATATAGGAATTAACAACCTCAATTTGCAGCACATCACCAGCCGCAGCTGCAGCATCTAGATACACCTGGTCTATCCTTACATGATTTGTAATCGTTGCTATTTTAATATTTGCCATTATTGTTATTTATTTTGCTTTCGCAAAAGCGGGATTTCTAAATAAACCTATTCGTTATAACTAGTCAATACCAGATCATCATGCAATGACTGCACAAGCGTTGTGGTGCTCATACCGGTATCAAGTTGCAAAGTCAAATCAGTGATTATAAAATTTTTAATTCCTTTAATATTAAATTGCTTTAAGGACCATGGATCTAGCAATCCAAAAACGCTTAGATCAAATTTTACTAACACCTCTGGTGTAATATCATGCACTATTTGCGCTCTTAATTCTCCATAGATAGCATTCTCAGTTAAAACTGGCGCATCTACTCTACTCCACAAAACTCTGAATGATCTATCTACAGGAGCCACTACTGTAAGCGCATAAACAAACAAGCGATCCTTTACCAGTTGGGCAAAAAGAGTATAGTACTGGAAATCTGTTCCGTCTTCATATTCCAGATATACGTAGTACTTACCTTGATCTTCTCTAAACATTTGAAAATTAAAGTTAGACTGGTAATTTGGCGGGTAATTAACTCTTATAGCTTCATATACATTACTGCCATTCTTTATACCATAAAGCGCTTCCCCATTTGTTACTGCTGTTTGCAGTGCTGTATAACTAGCACTGCTTACTTCTATGTAATTCACGGTGCTATAAGGCGGCACAAATCCATAATATAAAGGCGTTTTTGCGAGAGCTAAATGCTCCGTATAATTTGATGCTTCATTATCTGTATTATTTAAGGTAAAATGACTCACGCTTAAATCATTTAAACTACCACCGTGAGATAACTCTAGCTCCTGTTGTGTCGTCCAATCAATAGGCCTGGTAACTTCATTAATTTCTTCTTCTTGTGCGCTGTATTTTATATTCAACTGTGTAAACCCTACAGCATTACTTTTTATATTATTTTGAAATCCTGATAACGCATAAATGCGTAATTGAAAATACCCTCCTGGTGTAGGAAGTTGCATCTCTTTAAGAGAAAGCTTTCCTACTATTCTTTTTTGATTTTCTCCCCTAAAGCTAGGTCCTCCTTCATACGTAATATCTAAAAGATATCCCTCGCGATTTACATAGCCTGGCAAGTTGCTTATTATGGTAACTCCATTATATAGAATTTCATAGTTAAAATTTTGATTGCCATAATCATCTTCATCTAGTGGTGGAAATGGTCCAGAACTATCTATGTAGGTAAAAAGCCCTACCATGGTAATATCTACATCGATAAAATCTGGATCACTTTTTAAATAAATAGGCTCTTGCAATTCCATATAATACCCAGTATTATTTGCCAAAGTAAGGGCAGGATATTCCATGGATATAAATTCTAGATCGCTTATTAAATTCTGCCTTCTGGCAATCTCGTCTTCAGAAAGAGCAACACCACCAATAAAGCTATAAGTAGTACCAAGCCTGCGCCTTCCAAATATTTCACGCGAAGTGTATATACCCGGTAGGCTAGTTTCCCAATAAATTACAGACGGCACAGGACTAAAAGGTAAAAATCTTTGATAAGGTTGCTGTATAATATCATCAGGTAGTACATCTTCCCGCTCATCTATATCCCAGGTAGAAGTGACCATTTGGAAGGGAGGCAATAAGCTAATTTGTGGCGTAGCTTCTAGCTGTACAACTTCTGGCTCAATAGGCATGTCAACAAGACCATCTGGCTGACCAGTTGCTGTGTATTTATAGTACTGCAAAATAGGCGTCGTTCCTGCTGGTGTTCCATATCTATTATGCCCTGTAATATACCAGGTGTCTAAGTAAGCAAATAAACTGCAGCCTAATGTTTCGAGAATAGCACTTATAATTTTATAGCAATCATCTAATTTATCACTGCTACTTTTATAAGTGGCCATGTCTATAAATATTTTATTCCAATTGGACCCTATATCTGGACTGTCGTTTTTTAACGCTGGTGCAAATCGTATAGGTAGCGCCAGATTAGTAAGTGCAAGACAGCGATGCAGTACAGTGATTACACTGTGACGCTGTGTATAAAAAGCCTCTGGTAAGTACTTGCCTTTTAATCTGGCAAGTCCATCTGTAGCGGTAAAATTTACATAAAGCAATTTGTGCTCATAAGGTTCTTCATATTGCTCTGGCAATAAAAAGCCGCGCCATATAACTATATCATTTTCATTTGTGAGGATCACCTCATAATTTGTTTCATTGCCGGTAAATAAATGCTGGAATGCAAGATCCCTGGCATCACTTACTTCCATAGAAAAATTAAGCTCACTAGGCATCATGTACTGGCCGCGTTCATCGCCACCGTTATACTTTAATTGCAAGGTACCGCGCTTAGCAAACTCCTCATCAATAGGCATGCTATTCTCTTGAGTGTTTACTATAGATAGTGTTAAGTTTTGTGCTGGTATCATCTTTTACGGCTATTAGTTTGATTAGTCCTATCAATGACACGTACTAAAGTATTACCCTCAATTTCAAAGCGACCAGTAAGATTAATATTACCCCCACCGGTATCATTAAGCATGGCTTTTAATTTAGAAAGAGGTGCAATTACTTCTGGGTTATTTTTTGCTCCAGCATATTCTCCTACCAGTGCATTCACTGGACCAGATACTATACCACCATTTGCAAATGGAGTGGCACCGCCAGTATCTCCTATGTTACTCAAAGCGCTTTTTGCAACAGTTCCCAGAGCTATAAGTGCTATACCTGCTGCAATGGCTATTGCAGGATTCAGAGATTTAAGAGCCTCTTTTATTCCTAAAACAGCGATCCCTATACCTATAGCAGTTTTCCCTACTTGTATGGCCATGTCTGCAAGTGTTCCTATAAACAGCTTAAAAAATCCTTCTAAGAAGTTACCACCTTGTGCAGCACTTCCTATTAGCTGACCAAATCCTACGGCAAAACCTTCTGCAGCGCCCTCCATAATAGGACCTATAGCCTCATTAAATTCCAGTGCATTAAGCCTCATTCGAGCCAGTTTATCATCAAAGTCATCTACTGCATCTGGCGGTATCAATTGAAAGTCTGCACCTGGTTTAAATTCTGGAGCTTGAATCTGTATTCCAGTTACATTGAATTTTTTTGCTGTAGTTTCTAAATCCTTTACTGACTGAGTAACTTCTTCAACTTTTGGAGCTACAGGCTCAAGTGATTCTACTACACCTTGATTACTGCTTATAAACTCAAGCAATTGATCTTGTAGCTTTTTAAGCTCACTAGTCTCTTTTGCAGCGTTGTCACTAATTACTTTTGCTCTTTTTCCTAAAGAACCGGTTAAAAAATCCAGAGCTACTCCACTAGTAGGATCTTGTCCAGATACTACCCTATCATAAGCTCCTGTAAACACTTTGGCAAGACCAGTTCCGGCACTTGCATAAGTGTCTGTAAGTGTAGGCTGGATATTATCGGCTTGCTTAAGCTGTACATCTAAAAGTCTTTTTTGTACATCCACCAGCTTTTCTTCTGCAGCTTGTACTTTTGCTTTTTGAAGTAAGGCCTGTGTGAGCTTTTTTGTGGCTGTTGTTATGTCGTTAGTACTAGATTTTTCAATACTTAAGTTCTTAAAATAAGCAGGATATTGTTCTTGTAACTTCTTTAAAGCTGTGGAGCGTTCTTCTTTACTTACTTTTTCATTGATTGCTGTTAAAACCAACTTGTCAATAGCAACTTTTTCTTTTGCAATGTTACCAGTTGCCGCTTTTGTAATATCATTGAACTCCATTGCAGCATCTGTGTACTCTCTAAAAACACCACTGGCTGCAGCAATAGCCACACTTAATGCAGTAATCGCTATGACTGCAAGTCCTATAGGATTAGAAGCAATCACTAAGGATAAGGCCTTAAAAGCCGCTATCAGTCCAGGGATTACTGTCGTAGCTAGAAGTCCTATTGCTATTAATAAAGGACCTATAGCTGCAAGAAGTGCTGCCACAATAGCAATGATTCTTTTTGTGCTATCATCCAGATCTTTAAACCTATCAACTACATCTTTGATGTAATCGATAAATGGGATTAATGCCTCAGTTATAATTTTACCAAAATCCTCAGTCAGATCTCCTATAGAATTAGACAATTGTTTGAATGGTCCTAGTCCAGCCTTTGCAGCTGCCTCTGCAGCACCACCATATTGCTTTTCTAATTCATCTAATATGATAGTCTGTGCCTCTGCAAGTCTGCCACTTTTTGTGAGTGCGCTTATTACTTTCTTTTGATCTTCACTAAACTGAATACCAGATCTAGATAATGCACTCAAGTTTGCCACAGGATCATTAAGCGCTTTACCTAATTGAATAGAAGCACTTTTTAAATCTCCATCAAGACGAGTTGCAAGATCCAGAGCAGCTAATTGCGTGCGATCAAATTGATTGCCTGCAATATTTGTGAATGTTAGTAATTGAGCAGTGACATCTTTTAGAATTTCTTCATCACCAAATAAAGAATTGCCTTGTAGTGAACTTGCTAACTTTTGAAGTTCTTCACTTGTTTTGCCAGCTGTGCCACCTGTAGATTTAAGACCAGCCTCTACTTGTGCAATGGCTTTTGCTTGCTTGTCAAATGCTATAACACTGGCTGCACCTAATGCTATGATGGGAGCTGTGAGTCCTACACTAAGATTTTTACCTACCTTAGTCATCTTCTTACCTACCTTCTCCACTTGCCTAGTGGCATTTTGCATCTGGGTAGAAAACTGCTTTAAATCAGCAGCGAATTTTACATTTATTTGAGCAAGACTAGCCATTTAATTCTTTTTTTCTCATGGAACCTATTTTGGCCCATCGTTTTTTTGCTTCCTCTATTTGCTGCTTTTGAGGTATCTCTTTTGCATGCGGTTTATTCTCATCCCAAGGGAACTGAAAAATATCAGTAGGCTTGAGCTTACCGTGTTTTTTTGCATCGTGGTGCGGTAAGATGCTGTACATTGCGAGCCATCTTGTTTGCTCCATTGTTGCTTTGTGGTTCTCGCTTTCGCGAAAGCGTACTCCTTTTAAATAGTTTAAAAACTGTCTAGGAGTGTGCTCATAAAAGAGATGCAGTGGCAAGGATATCTCACCACATATCTCCTCTAGTTTATCCCAGGTTAGCGTTTCTTCTTTGGTGGAGCTTTCTTCACTGGAATCTTCTTTTTTTTTGCAGGCTCAGTTTTAGGTAGTGATGCAGTAAATTCTTGCATTACTCTAGCCATCTGATCTGGCGCGTACAAAAAGGCATTAACTACATCATCTGCAGTAAGATCCACATCACTATTCTGTGATCTGATTCCTGCGAGTGTGATATCACCTAGCATATCCATCGACTCGAAGCCGAGCTTCCCATTTACGAGATCGCCCAGCTTGCCGAGACGTGAAAACACTTCTTGAAGATCATCACAACCCCAAGTTCTTCCTAATATTCTGAGCGCTCCATAGCCAAATTTTATTGGATAAGAAACTTCATTGATCACTATTTTCATCGTCCCGGATTCCATAGTGATTAGGCTATTGTTGTTTTCTCAATCACTCCACTACCAGTAACGGCATAAGTAGATGTGGCATCTTCTTCATTAGGAAGTGAGATTTCTAGAGCGGTCAAGATGCACTTACCACTATACTTGAAAAGACCAGCAGTGTCTTTAGGAACAAATTCCCAATCAATCAAGGTGTCAGTGTCATCATTGTAGATTTCAAAAAGACCTGCAAAGGCCTCTGAATCTGTGACACCAGGTGGTAATTCTAGAACTCCCAACTGCTCACCACTTGCGCTCCAGGACTTGATCCCTTTTGCCACCTCAGTGCCGTTAGTGTCTTTTGTTGCACGCTCCTTGAGAGCCCTTGCCAATGATAGCGAGGAACTTGTGCTGTGAAAAATTGTTTTGCCATCGAGGGTGAACCTCGCGCTTCCGGATATAACAGACATAATTAACTTATTTTAAAATTATAATTGGTAGTCACCACGCAGCTGTCCATCTCGTTTACAAAAGAGGAATCGCTGCCAGCGAATCTAAATGTGTCTTGATTTTTTTCAAAGTACTCCTGTAGCAAATCTGCTCCTTGAGTAACTTGATCGTAATTTTTTCCAACGATATCAAAGGATATGTTATAGGCTCGCAGCCTGTCCTTTGTTGGTTTACTTAGTTGGGAAAGCGTATAATTACAAAAAGGCTGCACCGCTTTTGCATCTCCTACCAGCGGGAAAAACGCTGTAAAGAAACCATTAACTGCTGTAGTAGCATTCATTGCTACCAGCACTCCATGTACATATTCACTATCCTGTTTAAGCATTGCTTAATTTATTTATTTGTTTTTGCAGGTATTTTGCGACTCCTTTTTCTACATCTGCAGTTACTTGACCTCTAGTTTTTGAATAAGCTCTAGTCATAAATTGATTAGGCTTGATTCCATTCTTTGTACCACCATGTACAAATGCGGCATAAAAGCCCATATTCTTTCCCTTTACTCTAGGTCCTACATAAATGGTAGGTATGCTTTTACTTTTACCGGTTATGTTCCCTATACTTTTTCTAAGATTCCCAGGGTTTATAATCATTCTGGTTCTTCTACCACTTATGAGGTGCGGTTTTTTTGAAACTGGTGCCTCACTACGTGCAGCATTTACTGTGGCTTTACTTGCCTGTCTTAAAACTTTAAGAATTTCATTGCGTTTTAATCGATCATTTCCCAACCTTTTTAATTGCTGGCTCAATTCTTTAAAGCCTGTTATTTCTGTCAAGTTCTTACTCATAAACAGTTGCCGTTAACTTTAGAAATTTATTTCTATCCATCTCAGCCGTGTGGTATACTCTATAATTCACACCGTTATCTGTAATGGTTAACTCATTTCTTTGCGCCCATACATCTTTGCGGTATCTTATTAAATATTCTCGAGTGTTGGTGTGCAGCAGTTTTTCTTCTTGCTCCATTGTGCCACTCTTATCCATGTACTTAGCACTTACCACACCTATTTCCACCAGGACATTATTAACAGCACCAGTGCTACTAGTAGTCTCATCATTATAACTGAGTGTTATCCTGCGGTTAAATTGGCCTATAAATGTGCGTTCCATTTTTAATATTTATAAGGTCTTAATTTTATGTTTACAGATCTATCTGTGCCTGGCATAGGTTTATCTTCCCGATAGGTATCTGAATCTGAGATGAGCAATTTAATGGCTTGCTTTACATCTTTGGGCACCGTAGGCGTTCCTACTGCTGCGGTAATTACTACAGCGGCTGGCTGATCCTTTTCGATTTCTGGAAGATTTACTTTTATGGTCACATGTACGTCATGAGTTTCTTTATAAGCAAATAGTACATAATCACTTTCTGGTAAGGTTTGCTCTTGTCCCGCAGTATCTTTGTACGTTATGCTAGTAATAGAGTTGACTGGCCATACCGGTATGGTCATCTTCTTTTCAAATTTCTCATAAGAAGCTAGCATTACTCTACTACCAAAAACAACTGCACACATATTTTCCACTTGATCAATAGCACTACCTCGATAATCTTCTATAAGATCATTATCAAAGTCTTGATCTGCATCTATACGCAATTGCTTCTTTGCCATTGCTATGGTGCAATAACTGTCTGCTGCTAGTGGTGTGATGGTGTAGTTCATGATGCTGGTTTTAATCTTCGTTTTTGATTCCTAGTTTCTTTTGTAGACTAGAAATTGTATCACCTTCACTGACAAGGCTTGCAAATTTTAAAACAACCAATTCATATGCTTGCTTTGTTTCCATTTCTACTTCTTGACCTACTTTATAAGGCAAGTTGAACTTGCCGCAAATTGGTTCTTCAATCTTGACTAGAGTTTTATCCTGGTTGGAATAAGCTGCTTTTTTATCTTTAGCAACTTTTGCATTTTCCTTTGATGTTGCTACTTGAGCAGCCATTGCAGTAGGAATTTTATTTTTTAACAGAACTACCTTCTTCTTGGCAGCTGCTGTAGTTGGATTTTTATTTGCCATTGTTATGGTTTTAAGTATGATTGATTGTGGTAAGGACATGCACAGTCATGAGATGTCCTTACCTAACCAACCAAATAAATATTAAACTCCAGTGATAAAGCTGTTTGCTGCAAAAGCATTAGGCTTAGGAATTGCTACACCTGCAAACATTTCTGGGATAATTCTTACAGACCCTGCACCCGCTAAGGAATAAGGATCTACAACTAAGGACATAGCCCCGAACTGACCCACAAACAACTGAGAGAAGTCTCCAAAGATTAATGGATATACATCTGTACCACCAGCATCTAATGTTGGGATCAAGTTGGTACTTGCGTACTTATACCCTTGAAATTCTTCATTGCTATTTAACAAAAACAATCCAGAGCCGGTATCCAATTTAATGGTGCGTAAAGCTGCCTTTACTTTAGGATGCATTAACCAACCACGACTCACATCTGACACATCATCTGTGTCAATCAATGCTTCTAGCTCAGCAATCAGAGCATAAGTAGCTGCAGTAGCTGCAGTAGAACTACCGGTGCTGATTCCTGTTGTGTTCAAAATACCTGTAGGCGCATTAGTACCTGGTCCATTAATGGCAGCAGAGTTCAAAATTCTGGAAGCTCCTTGCATTAATAAATTTCTAATCAATTGCTCCACACCTATGGATGATTGATTTATCAAAGTGTTGGTAATCTCCACTACTGTACTGGCACGTTTCTGAACCAAACTAGGACCAACAAATTTTTGCTTTTGCTTTGCAGCTTCAGCACCTTCGGCCAACCACGCAAAATCAAAATTATTTGCATTAGGCATAGGAATACTTCCACCAGTTAATCCTGTCAATAATGTCGCTCCTAATTCTTCTAGGAACAATTTAGGCGTAAAAGGATCCTGCACACGTGGCGCTTGATTCTGTACCAACTGGCCACCATATTCCCCACTATCTAAAGTAACAGACTGCTGGTCTGCACGAGTCGCCATAGGAATAACGATCACAGCATTATCATTAGTTGTGATACCAGCAAGACGATTTTGCTCACGACCTATTTCGTCCAGTTCTTTTGTAGCTCCCTCTAGTGGCGCTCCTTTTTTTGCATTACGTATAGCACCGAGGATGCTTGCACGCGCATGGATCTCTGACTTTTCTGCTTCTTCACCTTTAGGCTTTGTGCCACCAGGTACAGATACTCCTTGAGAAGATGCAGCACGAGCTTGCGCTTCTACTACTTCCTGCTCCAAATCAATAGAGCTTTGAAATGCTTCTATCTCTGTTGTGAGTGCTCTAAATTGTGTTGTTTCATCTTCTGTGAAATCACGATTTGCTGTGTTTCTTGTGTCGATGAGTGCTTTTTGTGCTGCTATCTTTGCTGCACGATCTGCTTTAAGCTGTGTTAACTTGTTCATGTTACTGATTATTTAAATTATACATATACTCAGCTTGAAACTCATCGAGCTTTGCTGTGTCTCTTTGTTGTCCAGACTCGTTGCCTGGTACGTTATTATCTTTTCTTTTTGCTTTCGCGAAAGCGGTATTAAGAAAGTCTGCATTTCTCTTTAAGGCATCTGGATTAGAGCCCACTGGAGTGATGGACCATTCTAGTAACTCCATACGCGTGAAGTAAATGTTTTCTGGATTTTCCCCTTCTTCAAAAACACCACGTCTGTACTCATGAATATCTGCACCGATGGATGCCATACGCAATGTGCCATTATCTAGCTGTCTCTTTACCTTGTCAGCAATTTCGTTTCCTTCTTCTAGATTTAAAGTGGCTACTAGATTGGTACCTTCTACACGCACCTGACTTGTGCCTATGGTTGTATCTGGATTATCTGAAAAAGAGCGATGATTGTACAGCACAACAGGGTTGCGCTGGTAACGTTCTAAATCCCATCCTGCACTTAAGAAAACGGTGCCATAAGTATCTGGGGTCTCGCTAGAAATCACAAATTCATAGGTGCGATTTGCAGGATCTGCTTCACCTGGTGCACGTAATTGTGCCGTTCTAGTTATGATATTATTTTCCATCTTTTGATTCTATTATAGCGTCTATTTGTGCTAGTGTTTGTGCATTAACCGGAGTGAGTAAATTATCATGGCCATCTATGCGTGGTAAGTTTTCTAGTTTACGCACTTCATTTTGGGACATGTAACCGCTAAAAATTGCTTTGGTATAATAATCTGCACGCGACTTGATGTCTGCACGCAGAATAGCGTTGTTTTGAAATCTTGTAAAGCGATCTTGTTTTTCGCTATCAGTGAAAAGCTTGCGATCACATTCACTTTCTATTTTTAACTGCCATGGCATCGCACAATCTTGCTGGTGCTCGATGCCTAAATATTCCAAAGAAGAATAATTTGCATTTGCCATGTCTTTTAATTTGTGTGGTGCAATGTTTAAGAATCGTGCAACCTCTACTACACCATTTTTTATAGTGCCTAAGTACTCCAGCTCTGCAGGAGTAAGTGTGATTCTTTTATATTTCATGCCATCGTCAAGGACCGCAGTGCGGTGCTTCTTAGTAGAAGTCATGTGATCATTAAACGCATTAGATATTAATGGCTTATTATCCTTATTTATATTTTTATCTGTTTCTAAAACTCCAGACGTAATGGCTTTATTTTCATAAGAACTCGCAGCAAACTCTTGTGCATTTATAGAGATGCCTAGTGTTTGTGCCATGAAGTTTACCACAGAAATACCCCGCAATCCATTATCTGAATAACCCATGACATGCAGCATGTCACTGCCTGGTATCATGTTTACAAATCCTTTAATGGAATAATAAAGCTGGTTTTCATATTTCTTAATATCAGAAACATCATAGTAATCTATATAGGCTAATTCTACTGGAGTGCCCGCATTATTGCGCACAATGTATGCAAAGCCATCGCCTTTATGAATGGCGCTTTGCACGAGCATTTTTCTAAATGTGAATGAGGTCATGAGCGGTGATGGCTCTTTACCTATGAGTCTAGCCACTGGATGGCTGCTGTCTGTTTCTACACCTTCTCCTGTGGCGCGATAAACTTTAAATGGGGTCTTTGCAATGTCGTTAGATATCTGGTCCACGGCGTTGTAATAGGCACTTACAGTAAGTGCTCTAGAAGAATTAACCTGATTTACATTGGAGATGCCGTTAGCTCTAAACAAAGAGCCGAAGAACTCACTACTAGTAATAGAAGTGGCTGCTCGGCTTTGAGATTGAAAATTAAAGGCTTGTGCTAAAATCATTGAACTCAAATAAATTACTATTATGAGTTACAAAGATGACAGGGGATGCAGGTTATTTTGTGAACGCTTTGTTCATTTGATTATTAAGCCTTTTTATGAATTGAACTTTTCAATGCGCCAGCCTACTATTGTATTGTAGTGCTTTTTTTCTCCCTGCTCATTTTCCCACTCGCGGCCACGCAGGTTATAACTCACAGATATATTATCTCCTATTTGATAAGGATCAATAAGATCCACTCTGTCACCTTGTAATTCTATAAGGATATGTTGTGGATATTGCTCTACGGTGGTGACTACAATTTCTCTTTTTTCAAAATTGTTTGTTCCATAAGATGCTGTTGATCCTACTTGCTTAAGTGTTCCTGTAATTTTCATGCTTTAGTTATTTAGTACTTTATTAATAATTCCTTCTATTGCTGCTGGATTCTTTTTATAGGCGATTTGCATGTTTGCTAGTAGTAGCGTATCTGTGAAGGAGCCTTTAATCATTTGCTCCATGTAGGTTATGATATTACTGGATATCTGATGAGTGACATTGCTTTCTACAGATTCCATCTTATCAAATTCTTTGCGCTCTATCTTTTGCAGTTGTATAAGTGCAGGCCTTAAAGTTTCTTTGAGCTTGCTCTTGTAGTAACCTGTGTGCTTTACTTGCTCATTGTGATGCAGTGCCAGGTAACTATATACAATACTGGCTGTGACTTTTTCTAGGTCTTGATTTTTCATAAATACTATTTATAAGTTGTTGTTAATTTCTGGTCATAACTTGTTAATATCTAATACTTTAAATAATAAGTGATTGCTGTAGTTTTGTAGAACTAATTACTTAACTATTAAATTATTTATTATGAACATAAAATATCTTTTTAAAATTGATCAACTACCTACACAGATTTTAATTTTAATATCTTTAGTAGGCGCCTTCGTTTTTTATGGTGGTGACTATGTTATTATTGAAGTAGATCCAAAATCTACCCTAGGATTTTGCACATACATTATCTGGCTACTAGGCTGTGTGTTACTTATTATTAAGTTTTTAAATTACTTTATCATAAAAATTAAGGAATACTATTATACCAAAAAAGCCGAAAAACAATATCGAGAAACTCTTGAAGGTTTAAATGATGATGAACGTCTTGTAATTAGAGAGTTCACTTTATTTGATAGACTTGCAATGGACCTTCCTTTTGATCATCCAGTTATCACAAGTTTAATGCGCAAAGAGGTTATTTATAGATTTTCTTCATTAGGTAGTAGTTTTATAGTGAAGCCTGGTGGAGATACAACTTATGCAATCAATAAATACATGCGTTCCATTATAGATAAAAGTGATTATTTTGGTTTAAAAAATATGAATAAGGATGAGATTGAACTTGATCGACCTCATTTTCTATATAGTAAACAGTACTAAGCTCCTGTGAAATGTTCAAAGTCTTTTTTATTATCATTTAAGAAAAAACAAATCATATCTTTTAAATGCTGCAAGTCTGTGATAGGCAATTCAGCACCTATATCTCCTGTCTTTGGTTTTGACAATCTCACCATTTTACAAAGTTTAGTTTCTTTATCCCACTGCAGGTATAATTTTTTAGTTAACTCTTTTGAAATGAATGTGTATTGAAATCCGTTTTGATCTTCATAGACTTTATCATGGATAAATTCTTCATCAAATCCTAAGTCCATTATTTTTCTATAATTGATTTGTTCTTGTTTCATGGTTGTATTTGTTAGTGGTTGTTATCTGGTTTTTTTATTGAAAAACCTTCTTATAAAATAACCTCTTGCTATGGAGATCGCTGTAAAAAATAAGGTGATCACTACATTCTTACCGGTTGTGCTTGCTATTCCTACGAGTGGAAATATCACAAACGTAGCTGCTAAGGATATCGAGAAACCCACTGCCGTATTAATCAGGGATTCAATAAAGGATTGTTTTTTGCTTTGCATGGTGTGAGTTTTTTTTACAACTTTGTATATAAAACAGCTAGAAAAAGCCGTTTCATATACCTTTGTTAGGGTGCATTAGCTATATGTCCACATAGGTAGCTTCTAAATCGTATTCGTGTAATGGGTTTTCTACACTTATACCACCTCTATAACCTAAACAGTATTCACACCATTCTTGGAATTGTTCGTCTGTACACTCTACTGGAGCAACTACATTTATTCTAATTTCTTTTTCCATAATTAAAAAACGCACCCTAACACTTTGTATAATTAATAGCCTAGTTAAGGTGTCTTTTTAAAGGCTATTACTGTTTAATTAATTTGTTGTTTACCTACTGAATTCTGTGTTTATTGTCGGCTACTAACCATACAATTAACGTTATCTACAATTTTAAAAGAAAAAAAGCCACCAAACTGTACGGCTGTGTGGGTACTCAACGTTTCATATACAAGTATATAACCCATTAAGCACTATTCTTCATCACCCCAATCTCTATAAGCCCAACCTTGTTCATACAATTCTTCTTCTGTTAATTCAGTCATTGCCATAATTACATTTCTTTTATAGTTATTCTAATTTCTGTTGTTGATTTAGATTTATTTTTAGTAATCGAGCCTTGTAATTCATAAAGCAAATCATCAACTGTCATTGCTTCTTTTTTAAATTCTCTAACCTCGGTATCGTCACCAATAATTCTTAATTCTTTTACTAAGTAATTTTTCATAATCATCGTTTTTGGTTTTGTGATTTACGTCTAATATCGTTTGCAAACATTTTTAGTCTAAATTTTAGAGTGTCCATATCATCTTCGGTCATTGCTCTTACTAATCTAAATCGGGTTGCAAAATCTTCTATTTCGTTATCAAAATTCATATTCTTATAATTATTATGTTATTAGTATTGTAAATATTTGCCTATCGGCATTTGCATTCCTTTTTTTTCTTTTAAAACAGATAGATAACACAGTATATAAAAAAGGCGGGTTATGTCATTCTACTTTAGCCTTCGAGTTTCAATTTTGGTAATTTCCTAACCCAAAATAATGCTTTTACATCCCGCCCATTTCATATACAAACCGTTGTAATTAAAAAATATGCCTGCCGTAAGTGCAGCGTGGCAACTTAGATTTTACTTTCTTTGATTTATCATCCAGTGGATTATTTTCTCTGATGAAGTTGCGATCTCTATTAACAGATTTTATCTTCTTTGATTTGATCGCCATTACTGTTGCCTTATCAACTTGTATATTGTTCTCAATCATGAAGTTGCGAACTCTATTATATGGAAGGTCTAAATGAGCTGCCATATCAAGCATTGAACAGTTAAGCCTGTTATTCCTAATGTATTGCTTATCTCTATTTGTCATAATTTCTAGGTGTTAGTAGGTTGTGGTGTGGTTGTTATGCTCCTGCACTGTCTATTTTTGTGAGGTTTCTTATTGCTATCCATAGGCCTAGTAGTAAAACTGATATAGTTAGGACCGCCACTAGTAACTGTCGCAGCCAGTGTGCTGCAATCCATGACCAGTCCAGTAGCAATGTGAGTGCTGCACAAATAACAATTGTGGCTATGAGAACGATGAGTGCGTTTATTAAATTCATCTTAACTATTATTTCTATTATCAAATAACTCCTTAAAGCCTTTTTCCTTGAGTGAGACTATTGCATCCAGTCTATCTCTATAACCTATCTGCACCGCAAAGTCATCCATCTCAATAAGCAGCTGGCGCATGCTTTTACTCTCTGGTTTCTTTTTTGATTCTGTTGGTTTTTGCGCTGGCTTCTCTTGCTTTGCTGGTAGCTCTACTCTGTCTACTGCAGGGATTATCTCTGAAATCTTAATTCCTAAATTATCAGACAAGCGCAGTGCATCGAGTTGGGTTTTTGCATTCTTAATGATATTGCCTGCAGTGATGTTCAATACTTTTGCTTTTTCTAGATCTACATTTCCAGACTTTACTCTTTCAAATAGATCAAAAAGGTTGCTGTTTAATTGTGTGAGGTTGCTCATGGTGTTTTATTTCTTATTTATTAGTAGGTTGTGGTTTACTGCTTATTTTACGTTCTATTTTCTTAAATAAGAATTGTGCTTTTGATATCTCTGGCCCATATCTATGGATGGAATTACGTAGCATTAATTCTTTATTTGTGATTTTTTCTAGGTTCTCTGGGATGCAGTTCAAGGTATTGCAATCTTTAAAGGTGACTACTTCATTATCCTTAAGCGGCCCTATCTCTTTGCGGTACACCTCGCGCTGCAGGAGTTCCCAGTTTCCCTTTGATATTCTTATGTATTGATAAACGGCACCGGTCTTATCTTCTCGATATCTAATGTCTCCATCTGCTAGGGTATTATGCGGCTCATTCCCTTTTTTGAATTGTGTTTTTTTAAAGTTCTTAAGCTGCTCTGGTGTCATCCAGTCTTTTGCAGCCTTGCCTTTATTTTTAGGAATGTGTCCTGGTTTGAATAGGTTGTTCCGCTTTCGCGAAAGCGCAATTTCTTTAGGCACTTCTAACCCTAATCTTTTAAGTCTATTAAATGTGGCATAACTGCTGTGGCCTAATTCTCTGGAGATCGCTTTTATAGGAGTTGTGAGGTAGTTATCTCTTAAGTACTGATCATCTTCTTTTGTAAATAATGATCTCAATGCTGCTTTGCGTGATCTAAATTCTTGCGAAAGCGCTGCAGGAATCTTAATGCCTAGAACTTTATACCTGTTGCGCACGTAGGTAGGTGACTTTGAGATCTCCTTTGCAATATCGTTTGCAGATATTTTTAAGTGGTTTGCTTTTATGTATTGATCGTGACTGTGCATGGTTTGTTATTTTTTTGATTTTCGCTTTTTGAGGTACCTGCTTAAGTGCATTCTAAATGCATCATAAGAGACATACCTATCTTCTCCAAAGTGCTCGAGATATTCTTCATTTACTGCAAGGAAGGTTTCTATGATGGTACGGTTAACCGGTAGTGCATCAAAGTAAGCCTGGAAGAATCCAGAGTCAGTTGCAAGCTGGCAGGCTCTCTTATACTTTTCGTAGGGTATGTCTTTAAGTTGGCTCATTAAAAAACTATATTTTCTGGGTTGTTGTAACTGCTCTCATTATTATCTTCTAGTGGTGTCATGGTGCCACCTATAGCCATCACTATAGTTATGAGTCCATCTATACGCCTAGTAGATCTGGACTTGTCTAGTCTCAGGTTTTCGTTAGGATCTGATATTGCGACTAGGCCACCTACTTGCCATCTCAATAATGGATTGCCGCCATGTCGTAGTTTTCCATTAACGACCAAAGTCTCAAATTGCTTTGTAGGAGCTGTGAAGTGTGTGATGTTTTGAGTAAACTTTCTCACATTTAAACCAGCGTTGATCAAGTTATTCTCTATACTGTTAGCATTCCACTTATCAATTTCAAGAGCTTCTGCATTATAAAATGAGTACCATTCACGCGCATATTTTTCCACTATTGCATAATCTACAGAGCTGCCTGGTGTAGCAATCAAAAGTCCTTGCTCTACAAATGACTGGTAAGGCACTGCATCTTCTTTAGATCTTGCAATGATTGTTGTTTGTGGACAAAAGTGAATGGTCCTTGTGTGAACCACGCCATTACTATCTGGATGAGATACTACAGAAAGTGCTGTTAAATCTTTTACTGATGATAAATCTAGTGCGAGCACACAGCCATTATCGATGATATCCTGGTCTTTTACTTTTTCTTTGTTACCATCAAGCATCCAGATGTGGTCATCTATGTAAGTCTCTAGTGAGTTCACCCACATGTTAAGATGCTTTGTCTTGAAGTTAGGAACTTTACTAGGTTGGTTTTTTGCCTTAGTAAATTCTGATCTGATATTCTTGATAGATAGGCCTTGCCCTAGTAATGGATTTGCTTTGTACCAGTTACTTTCATTTTCCCAGTCATCATCTTCATCTAGATCATGAATCATGATCCATGTGTGGTCATCTTTTTTGATACCTCTTAAAATATCCTTACACACCATCTCATACTCAAAACATACACTACCAATTGCAGCACCTGCTGTAGTGATGTGATAAGTAATAGGCTGCGCACGCATTACACTGGAAGACTCCAGATTCTCTTTTACAGTGTCATCCTTATGCGCATGGTACTCATCGATGATGGATAGGTGAGCAGAAATTCCATCTTGTGTCTTTGAGTCTTTTGATAAGGCCATCATTTTAGAGCCTAGTTTTGGAAACTCAATTTTTGATTGTAAGCATTGGAATCCTAAAGTTCTAAGAATAGGATTTGATCTGTTGTGATCAATAAAGTCTTTTGCCTGCTCCCAGCAAATCTTTGCTTGCTCTTGTCTGGTTGCTCCTACATAAACCTGACTAGATGATTCATTCTCAAAGCTCATCATGTATAGTGCAAGGCCAGCCATCTCTGCAGTCTTGCCATTTTTCTTTGCTCTTTTATCGTAGATAGTGGAGATCCTTCTCAGATTTGTTTTTTTATTTTTCCATGCAAATACATTGTACAAACAAAACTGCTGGAATGGTGCCAGTATAAATGGCTGGCCCGCTAGTTTTCCCTGCGTATGATTTATGCAGGTTTCAAAAAAATTGATGATCATCATCCCTGCTTTGTGGTCCAGGTAGTAACCATCTTTATCTGCATCTTTAATCCAAGTAAAAAAACGTGCAGCTGTGAGCTTCATCATTTGTCCAGTAGGTAATTCTCCTGACTGGATGGATGATGCGTAGGCATAAGGCACGCTTTTTTTTATGGTAGATGTTATTCTCATGAAGTTTTTGTGAGCTTGTTAAATACTTGATCAAACATATCCAACTGATTAGATGGCTCCAGGTTCAATTCTTTTTCAGATTTAGGATCTAGTCCGAACTGCTTTAAACATTGCATGATGTTTTTAATAGCAGCATTCTTAAGTGTTACCTCTACACTGATATTTTTTGCTCCAGTTTTAAAAGACTGGATATATCCACTGCCTGATTTTTTGCGATTTGCTGCAGCTATTTCTTTATTTGCAAATTGAAATTGAGCCAATTCTGTACATAAAACGCCAAGGCCAACCAAGTGAATAGGCTTTAAAACTTCTGCATCTATCAATGCCTGCGCAGATTTTTTCCAGTGGACCTTTGCATCTGTCGCCAAGTACACTGGACATGCAGGCACTTTTTTAATCAGCTGGTTTTTAGGCAGTGACTTGATATTGTTTTTTATTGCTTTCATAATCAATCGTTAAGGTCCCCCCTCATTTATTTATTGTGTGTAAAAATCTGACTATAATGCGATGTACAAGCTTTTACCGTAATTACTTTATTACCCATACCCCTCTGTTTACCACCTTCATAAGCACTTTTTTTATCGTGGCAAGCCTTACACATTGTTTGAAGGTTGGTTCTATCTGTCTTGTGGCCGCCCTCGGTGATAGGCTTGATGTGATCTACTACATTGCCCGGTGTTACTATATCATCCCTTTTGCACTGCACGCAATCAGGATATTCTTGAAGGAATGCTGCACGTATCTTGCGCCATGCTCTACTGTTGTAGAACTTAGAGTTATCTTTAGTGCGCTGGTGTGCTACTCGTGGTGTTATCCAAGGTCTGTTTACTGCCATAATTAGTAAGGTAAATCATCATTATTAATTCCAAAGGCTTCATCGGTTCCCTTTGCATGTTGTGATATGTCTTGATGTGATTGCTCAATGTAGGCGTGGTTATAGAATTTAGTTTTGTCTCCTTTCCAATAAATTAATACAGTGCCTGTACCACCTGCTCTAAATTTAGAAAATATGAATTCCGTGTTGCAGTTCTCAGCGACCATGTCCTGATCATCATCTGTATCTATCCCATATACCTCTGGACGATAAAGGAATGCAACTATGTCACTATCCTGCTCTATTGCTCCCGACTCTCTTAGATCAGAAAGTAATGGCCTCTTTGCACCACCTCTATCCTCTACCTTACGCGATAACTGTGCAGGAACAATTACTGGTATCATTAACTCTTTTGCTAGTAATTTGATCTTACGTGTAATCCTAGACAACTCCTGCTCACGCATGGATCCTTTATAACTTCTATCACCTATGAGCTGTAGGTAATCGATAAATAATATGCCAATGTTATTATCTCTTTTCCATTTGCGAGCTGTTGCAATGATGTCTGTTATATCACTGACTTGATCATTAAAGTGGCAATTATAAGTTTTCATTCGTTCGGTTACTTGACGAAGCTGTATGAAGTAATCTCCCTTTTCAAATCCTTTAGTAAGAAGTTGGGATAAATGAAAATGACTATCTACTGCAACTGCTCTACCTACCAGCTCCACAGTGTTCATCTCCAAAGAGATGAAACCAGTCGCAACATTTTGCTTTGATGCGCCAACCATGTTACCAACAAGCAAGGAAGTCTTTCCCATTCCTGGTCGAGCACCTATCGTCACATAACTACCAGGCTGCCACCCAGAGGTAAACTTATCTACTTTAGTGAGCCCGCAGGTAACACCGGTGATAGCACCCTCATCTTGTTTACTTAAAAATTCCACACGCTGCTCCACTTTATCAAGCGCCTCACTCATTGTCATTTGACAAACGCCACTCATCATTAAATCTTGAA